TGGGTAAAAAATCTCAGGAATGGGCAGATATGTGTGGAGAAAATTGTACTAAATTTATGGTCTCACATCCTGCAAGTGCTGCATATAATGGCAGTAAATGGGATTCTAAAGATGTCTTTGGAGAAGTAAGGACAACTATTCAGCTTTTGTATAATTATAAAATCATCTGGTAATGAGAGAAATATTTTTAAAGATAAGTCAAGAAGGTCTTACACCAAACATGTTTTATGTTTTATGGTGTATATCACAGAAGATTTCTATTGACACATCTGTCAATTCATCTTTGGAAATTACTAAGCTAAAAGCAGGTAATTACTTAACTGAAACCTTGGAATTATCAAGTAATAGTCTTAAATTTATACAAGAAATTGAAGATTTCTTTAAGAAATCAAAGAAGAAAACATCTAAAAACCTTATGGGTGATGATTTTCTTGACAAGATCAAAGAATACAATGAGATCTTTCCAAATAAAAAACTATCAAGTGGTAAATATGCTAGAGTAAATCCAAAAACTCTGGAGAATGCATTTAGATGGTTCTTTGAAAACTATGATTATAGTTGGGAGACAATTATTCAAGCTACTGAGAAGTACGTAGATGAATATGAAATAAGAAGATATGAGTATATGAGAACTTCTCAATATTTTGTCAGAAAACAAAGTACTGATAAAACATGGGATTCTGATTTGGCTACATATTGTGATCTGATTCTTACTGGGTCAGATGAAGAAACAACCTATTTTAAAGAAAGAGTGGTATAATGTTAATATTAAAATTATTTATTCTTGCTGTATTAGGTACTTTGATAGCTTATGGGATTACAGACTTATTCATTATTGAAATAAAGTTTTGGCAATTCTTTTTAATAGAGTTATTAATTACCTTTTCACATGAATTGTACAACTATAGTAAACATACTGAGTTGAAACGTATAAAATCTAAATAAATGTCAGAATTATTCAATGGTGCCAGGCCATTACTGCCTGTGAGTGAAAGAGATGCTTTAAGAAAAGCTATCATTAAAATGAAAGCAAGGAGACAAGGTACATTAAAATCCTTAAGAAGTGCTTGGCCCAAGTTTAATGATGCATTCTGTGATGGGTTAGAATGGAGAACTATTACTGTTGTTGGAGCAAGACCCGGTACGGGTAAAACTTTATTTATGGAACAACTGATTGGTGATATTATTGAAAACAATAAAGATCATGAATTCAGAGTTCTTAAATTTCAGTTTGAGATGCTTGATGAAACAAATGGTATTAGAAAGTTGAGTCTGAATACAGGGTATGATTACAATGCACTAATGAGTAAGGGAGAACCATTAGATGAAGCTGTTTATTGGAAATGTGTTAAACTATATGATGAGTCATCTGAAAATGATATCATTGATGTAGTTTATGATGCATGTACTGTGGATGAAATGTGTGCTACTATACATGCACATATGGAAAGACATAAAAGAGAAGATGGCAGCTTTGTGAATATGTTAGTTACTATTGATCACTCAGCATTATTTAGGGTAGGAAAAGGACAGAAAGACAAATTTGAGATGCTTTATGCTTTAGGTGAGGCTTTGACTTACATGAAGAAAAAGTATCCAGTTGCTTTTGTTGTACTTAGTCAACTCAATAGGAATATTGATGATCCAAAAAGAGCTATGGATGGGGAGTATGGAAATTATGTGCTAGATTCTGATTTATTTGGAGCTGATGCTTTACTTCAGCATGCTGATGTAGTATTAGGTATAAACAAACCTTCTTTACGTAAGATTAGGCAGTATGGACCAGAGAGATTTATAATTAGTGATGAAGACACTTTAGCCTTCCACTTCTTGAAGTCCAGAAATGGCACCACAAGATTGAGTTTCTTTAAACTTGATAGAACACAGATGCGGATTGTAGAGATGCCAACTCCAGGACAAGCAATGAAAAAAGTAACAATTTAAAATTAAAGTATGTTTAACAGAAAAGAAAAAGAAAGAGAAATTTTTTCTGATCATCTAAACAAGTTCAGAAAACTTGGTGTTCTTGATCCTTTCTTTGTTGTCAAAACTGCCTTTTTCCAAAAAGGTAAGCATGGCAAACAATTTCAACTTTTTGAAAGTGAGTTGAAAAGAGGAGAGGATATCTACATTGAGTTTATTGATATTGTAAGAGATGATCAAAACAAGGAGCAAGGAATTGTTCCAACATTTCCAGAAAGGCAACTATTCAAACATAAGGCCAACCCTTATTATGCTGAAGAGTATGAAGTAAAAGGTGGTACTAATGCAAAAGGAGAGCCATATTCTGCTTATGTTGTTCCTTTATCTGAATTGGTTGCAGTAATGAATGATGGTACTGAGTTAACATTTAGTCAGTTTGAGAAAAAGAGAACTGAAGATGCTGAAGAAAAACTTGCATTACCAAAACTGCAAACTAGTTTATCTGCATTTCCAGATTTTGAAGATGAATATTTGAAAAAGAATTCTTCTTTAACATTAGATCTAAATGAAGATGCTCCTATAACAGATTTAACAATCAAAGATTTTGCAGCTATCATGTTAATGAAACCTGTGAGTAATAAAGATTGGTTAAATGAATTAGTAATGAGTGCAAAAACTGAGTTATGAGCATAGTACTTCCAACTAAAAAAGTAAAGGCAGAAAGAGTTAATCCTAAAAGATTAGTAATCTATTCAAAGCCTAAGACAGGTAAAACAACTGCATTTGCCGGATTAGATAACAATCTGATCTTTGACTTAGAAAATGGTGCTGACTATGTAGAAGCCATAAAGTTAAAGATTAGTAGTCTTCAAGAATTACTTGATGCAGGTAAAGCAATTAAAGCAGGTGGTTATCCATACAAGTATGTTACAGTAGATACTGTGACTGCATTAGAAGATATGGTAATGCCTCTTGCAATTAAACTTTACAAACAAACCAGTATGGGTAAAAACTATGAAGGTGACAATGTATTATCTCTACCAAATGGTGCTGGATATTTATATTTAAGACAAGCTTTCTTTCAAGTTTTAGATTTTATTGATACTTTAGCTCCCCATATTATTTTATCTGGTCACATCAAAGACAAACAGGTAGATGATAAAGGAGAGATGGTAATGGCTGCCAATATTGATTTGACAGGTAAAATTAAATCTCTTATCTGTGCTAATGCTGATGCAATTGGTTACATGTATAGAAAAGGTAACAAAACTATTTTGTCATTTAAGACAAATGAAGAAGTTACTTGTGGTGCAAGACCTGAACATTTAAGAAATGAGGAAATTGTAGTAACTGAAATGAATGAAAACGGTGAATTAGAGTTTCACTGGGACAAAGTATTTATTTAATAATTTAAAAAACAAAACAAAATGGCATTAAGCACAACTGATTTGGGCACAGCAGGCAGCTCAGGACTACCAAAAACAATTATTCCAGGTAACCATGTATTGAAAATTAACAGTATTGAATTAGAAGAATTCAAATTCATTCCTGGTGCATTTCATTTAATGTTACATGTAGAAACACAACCTATTGAAGGTTTTGAAGGTTTCATGATTGACAAAGATGATGAAAGTAAAGGACGTTATGATGGTCAAATTGGTAGAGTGAAAGCAAGTCAATATGCATTTGCAGATGGAGAAACCAAAACAGGGATCAAAATTCAAAGAGATAGATCTATTTTGATCTTTTTAAGAACTCTTGCACATACCTTAGAACTTGATTCTTGGTTTGTGGAACAAGATGGCAAACATGAAACTATTGAAGACTTTGTTAAAGAATTCAATAGAACAGCAGACTTTAGAGGTAAATTCCTTGAATTCTGTGTTGCTGGTAAAGAGTATGAAGGTAAATCCGGTTATACAAACTATGATATGTGGTTACCAAAAGCAGAAGGTAAAAAGTATGCATTTGGTGCACTTGAAACTGCAGCTGTAGTCACATTTGATGAAGCAAAACATCTTAAAAAGATGGAAGTTAAAGAAGTTAAATCTTTTGGGAATGATGATGACACGTTTTTGAAACCAAAAACATCATCTGATTTTAGCCTAGACTAAGAACTACTCTTATAATAAAGGGGGTTCAGAAATGGGCTCCCTTTTATTATTTTAGACTATGATTTCAACTAAGAACTTAGTATCTGATTTAGAGGAAGTCCCAAGAGAATGGGTATTTGAATATTATTTAAACTTAAAGGAAAAACTTATTGGTCAAGATATAAAAATGCTCTCTGCATTTAATGTGAAAGACAAAGTCCCAAGCATGTTTATCTATCGCAATGGTGATTACTATAAGTTTAAAGATTTTTCTTCTGGTTTTCAAGGTGATCAAATTGAACTTGTCAAATGTTTATTTAACTATGATACAAGATTCAAAGCAGTTAACAGAATACTCAATGATTATCAAGAGTATCTTAAATACAATGCACCTGTAGAAAGAGGACCAATTCAATTTCATGACAAATTCAAAGTAACAGACTTCCAAATGAGGCACTGGAATTCCCAAGACTCTAAGTTTTGGATGAGTTTTAGGATTTCTTCAGCTACACTGGAGAAATATAATGTTGTTCCATTGGAGTTCTTTACTATGGAAAAGACTGAAGTTGATGGTAGTATTAGATCATATAAGTTCTCTAGACCTTATGTCTATGGTTATTTTAGAGAAGATGGTGAACTATATAAGATTTATATGCCAAAGGTTCCTGAGAAGAAGTTTATTAAGATCCAGAACTATACACAAGGTATGGATCAATTACAATATGATTCAAAGTATTTACTGATTGTTTCTTCACTTAAAGATCTTATGTCTTTTAAAAGACTTGGTATTGGTAATGTGGAGTGTATTGCTCCAGACAGTGAGAATACAATGATTGGAGAATCTGTTATAAATAAACTTAAGCAAAAGTATTCTAAGATAATTGTACTGTTTGATAATGATGAGCCCGGCATAAAAGCTGCTCAAAGATATCAGGACAAGTATAATATTCCACATGTAGTACTAGAAATGTCTAAGGATTTATCAGACTTTGTCAGAGATCATGGTATTGAACCTGTGAGAGATCAATTATTAACCTTACTAAAACAAGCATTATGAGTTTAATTCAATCATTTAATGATCTTAAGAAAGAAATTAATCATCTTTCTTCTTCTCTTGATGTTGCAAAAGCAGAAATAAAAATTCTTGAAGATCAAAATTACCATCTTGTATTTATGGTTGCTGATTTAAAATCAGAAATAAAAAATCTTGAAGAACAACTTGAACAATGGAAAATTAAATGTGTACAATTAGAAGCTGAAAACCTTGAATATGCTGGTATAAAAGCTCAAGTAGAAATATTATACACTCAATGGAGATGAGTTGGATTTATAAAGGAAAAGAGTTTAATGAAATGAGTATCCCGGAAGGGGGTATTGGATTCATTTATATTATGACTGCCATCATAGATGGTAAGTCTGTTGCATATATTGGTAAGAAAAATTTCTTTGCC